TAATACACGGACTTTGTCGGGACGGGCCGCCTCGGCCCTCCCGATGGCCATGGACGAGCCCCCCCTTGCCGCCATCTTGGCCCGCGGGCGGTTTCTGTCCGGGCGCATTGTCAGGTTTGCGTCCGAGCCGACGGCCCAGTTCCAGGCGCAACAGGGCCATACCCGGTCCGCCCCGTGCCTGAGATTCCCGGCCAGGTAGATCCCCTCGAAGGCCTTCATGGCCGGGTGGTAGCTTTTCGGACCCTGGATGAATACTTGGGTCGGGACTTCGGCATTGCTCAGGTCGTTGATGACCTGGGCGGCGTTCCACTGGTCATAGCTCAGCATCTTGAGGTCGAATTTCTCGTTGACCTCGATGCAGGCGTTCGCAATGA